GCATCCTGCTTGTTTGGATCGAGAGACGCCAGCCATTCGTCAAGGCGCTGGCGAAGATATCTTTCGCCCCTTGTGGATTCCGTGAACTTCAGCGGCCGAACTGGGCAAACCCTCTTGAAGGTCTCGACACAGACGCCGCAATATGCCGCGGCGGATTTCTGGTCCATGGCGGCCGGCCAATATGGGATGTCTGGTGTCATGGTCACACGTCCCTCGTCTTCCTGAAACCGCCACCGCGGATCTTCGCTTTCGATTGAGGCCATATCCCCAAGTGCTTCTTGCGGACGCGGTCGGCCTTCGCCTGCTCCGTCTGCTCTTCGCCAGATTTCACACGATGAGGCTGCTTCAGGACCGGCTGCAGATTGCTCTCGCGATGCTCGCCGCCACGCCACAGGGCCTTGATGTGATCCAAATCCCAGGCGTCGCCGGCCAGGATCTTCCGGCCAGACAACTGGCAGACGCCGTTGAACTTCTCGAAAACCCGCAGGCGGACGCGGGGCGGGACCGCGGAATCATCGGTCTTCCCGACCCACTCTTCAGTGCTCCGCATCGGCACCCCCGCTCATGAAGCAATCGTTGCAGATCAGACCGCCGGGAATGTGCTTCCCGCTGAGTTCCTGCGGGAATTTATAGCGGCCGCACTTCGGGCACTTCGACTGGCGAAGCCCGACGCGAAGCTGGACGCGCGCCCATTCGTGCCATTCGAGATAGCCGGTCGGCGCCGGGTCACCACCGCGATAGGTCGGGATGATGTGGATGTGCGCAAAGTCGCGGTTCATGCCCGCCTCCCGAACCACGGCATAAACCGGCCAATGATCGATTTGCGGGTCGGCCGCTTTGCCGCCTCGGTTTCGCGCTTGAGCCGCTCGACGACGGCATTGCGCCGTTCAATGAAGGCGAGGGTGCTCGGACGGGCGGCGGGATGCTTGCGGAGATGATCGGCTGCGGTTCTCATGCTTCACCGCCTTTCGACTTTGCCATCAGCCGCTCAAGCGGCGACATGTGATCATCGACGGCCTTCGCCTTCAGCGGCGGCAGGCCGAACTTTTCGAGGTATTTCCGGGAGTGCCTCGCCCACACCTTCTTGCCCCAGCTCGTCGAGGCGAATTCCCAAGGACGGGCGGCGCGCAGCGCCTTCTTCCGGGCGGCGAGGTCGGCATCGGCCGGGAGGTTGCGGTGAACCTCGCCGATGACGCCGGATGCGGTTTTCTGCCAGTCGATCATGCGGGCACTGCCTGACCCCAGGCGACAAGCTCCGGTATCTGATCGGGCCAAACCCACCAGACCGGGAACGCGCCTTCGTCTTCAGCGCGCTGGAAGTCTCCGCCGTTCGTGACGCGGCGGCCGAGGCTGTCGAAGCACATGGCCGTGAAGTGGTGGCCGCGCCAGCCCTTCTTCTCGCCGTGCTGGGTGTTGTTGTACTGAGGATGGCAGGTTAACCAAGACGAAGCCTTGTTGACCCACTGCTGGTGGCTGGTGAACTGTTGGCCCTCGAAGGGCGGGGCGACGCGCTTATCAGTCATGCCGCTCTCCGCTTCAAATCTTCGGGATTGGTGAGGACCAGGCCCTGCTCGGAATAGTGCCGGTGGACCGTGTCGAGAAAGATCGTCTTCTGGCGCGTCGTCATCAGGCGTGTAACGCCGAAATCGAACGGCACCATCATCAGCTTGAGCTTGTGCTCGTAGGGAAGCGGCATGATCACGGCGTCATATTCGGCCTTGAACACGTCGTTCTCGTTCCGCAGGATCGGCACGCCGAAATGGAGCTTGCAGTATCCCCGGACCTCTTCCGGGGACTGGTCGCCGAGCTGGGCGGATATCTCCATCACCCACAGGCGCTGAAGCTTGTTCTGGTCGCTGGTCCGGTGCCTGCCGTCGGTAATGCTGCAGGTGAAGGGCATCGTCTTGCCCATGATGTATTTCACCAGCATCTCGCGGGCCTGCTCGGTGTCGACGATGCGGTTGTTGGTGGACATGGCTCACCCCGCGTTCAGCGACGAGATCTGCGCGAGGCGGCGCGTCTTGATGGCGAATGCCGCTTCGATCATGTCGTCGTGACCTTCCGTCTCAAGCACGGCCGGCGCGTCGAAATCATTCCAGATCTCTTCGACGTCGGCCTCGTCCTTCGCGCCGGCCAACGCCGTCTCGATCTCGTCGAGGAAATCCCCAAGGTTGAACTCGGAAGCTTCGGCGGGCTTTTCAGGTTCGGCTTCGATCGTCTTGGCAGACGGAGGCGCCGGCGGCTTCGGGGGCTTGGGCGGTGTCGGCTTGTTCTCGGCTGCTGCCGGCGGGGTGATGTCGCGCATCTCCTCAGCCTCGGCGATCTCGCGCACCTCGAATTCGTCGCGGATGCCGCCGAGCACGTCGCCGAAAAGCTCGCGAAGGCAGTAGCCGGCCGCGCGCCACGCCAACATGCGCTGCGGGAAGCGGTACCAGGGCGCATCATTCGGAAGTCCGTCTTTCCAGACCTTTTCCTTGTTTTCCCAAACCTGCTTCCTGACCGTCGGACGCTCATCCCACAGGCGCGCCCGGATCGCGTCATCCTGAGAGAATTCGACACGCTTCTCTTCGCCTGTGTCGAGACGCTTGGCCTCGCAGAAGCCGACGAGCTTGCCGCCGCGCTCTTCGCAGCCGGTCCGGAGATACGCGACCTTGCCGGACATGCGGACGACATTAATCAGTCCGTCGCCATAGAGCGCCGGCTTGCCGTTGATGACGGTGAAGCTGCGAAGGCTGACCATCGGCTTCAGACCAAGCTCGGCGCCGGACATGATGGCTACAGCAACGGCACTGGCAGCATCGTCGCCGGTGAGTTTGCCAATTAGGGCGGCAGGGGCGAGGCCGGAGGCGACGACCGTCCGTGCCATCCGGAAAGTTTCTTCGAACGTCTGCGGGACGATAGCCATGACCTGGCCGCCGCCGGTGAGAGCGGGAATATGGGCGTTCATGCGCCTTCTCCTTCGGTGGTTTCCGGCTGGACGACGCGAAGGATCTTCTTCTGCGCCATGTCGGATTCGGCCTTGATCTCCATGACCTCGACGGTGGTTTCACCGCGCGCGGTCGCGACGACGACCTTGTCGCCGACGTTGACCGTCATCCCTTCCGGAATGAAATAGTCGTAGGTTTTGCCGTCCTTCTGCCACTTGAACATGATGGCGGCGACGGTGAGAGAGGTTGCTTCGGTCATCATGCCGCCCTCTGTTCGGAACGGATCGCCATGCCGGCCAGCTCAACACCGGAGCGTGCGGCCCGGTTCGCGAGCGTGTCGACGACTTCCTTGATTTCGGGACGATCCTTCAGCGCCATAAGCAGCGCATCGAAATCAGTGATCTCGGCAAAGACGAAGGTGCGGAGAGAGACCTTGGCGCCGGTCCGGCCAGCCGAAGCATTGCGGGCCTGAGCATCGCGCTCGGCTGCCGCTGCCTGCTGAGCAAGACGCTCGGCCTCGGCGATCGCGTTGTTCTGCGCTGCGATGGCAGCCGCATCGTTGTCGTTCTTCGCGGCTGCCTTCTCGGCTGCAACGCGTGCGGCATCGGCCTCGCGCTGAATGCGATCGGCTTCGGCACGGGCCGCAGCCTGGCGCTCGCGCTCCTTGCGCGCTTCCTCCTGCAGAAAGGCGTCCATGTGGCGCTTCAGCTTCTTGCTGATCGCGTCCGGCTCTTCCTTGAGTTCGCGCCACTTGTTGTCGACGTTGCGGCCTGCATCGAGATGCGGCTGCTTTTCGACCTTGTGCAGGTCGGTGGCCTTCTTGGCGATCGTCGAGAGCCGCTTCGACCAGATCGCGGCGCGGTCGGCCTCGGCCTGCGTCGTGATCGGCTTCTTCATGAACGCCTCGGCCTGCTCGCGCTCGGCGGCGAACTCGACCTGCAGAGCTTCGAACGGGTCGGACGGAAGGTTGTGGCCGATAGCAGGCGCTTCCGGCTCGTCATCCCAGCCCGCGCCCTCGATCGCCTTGGTGTAGGCTTCATAGGTGATCGGGTTCCGGCAGCACCAGGTCCATATCTCCGAAGCGTCGACCTGGCGATCGCCGCGCATGGCGTGCCACTTGCCGTCTTCGAACCAGATTGCGACCGGCTCCCACGGCTTATCCTTGAAGCGGGTGCGGTAATAACCCTGCTGCGGATCGCCGTCATGGATCGGGCCGATGGTGCCGGCGAGGGCGTTCTGCCACCAAGCCCAAATATTCACTTCTGCCATGTAATCTGCTCCTGATTGTCGAGTGCGTTGGATTTGAGCTGCTGCTCGGTGGGCATGAGGGAGACGACCGTCAGCAAACCGACGGCTGCAATGGTGAGGATGAGGGTGGCGGCCTTGCCGAGCGCGGCGTGAAGGCGGCTGTTCTCTTCGAGGAAAGGCGCGGCGCGCTTGTTGATCTCAGCGAGGCGGGCTTGGATGTCGCTCATCACTCTTCGCCCCGCGTCGTCTTGAGCACGGATGCCGCAGCTTCGAGCGCCGCAGTCGCGCACTTCGGGCAAAGGTCGGTGAAATCCAGCCGGTCCTTGCCGCCGTAGCTGTCGGCAGAGCGAGAGCCTTCGATTTTCAGCGAGCCCCAATCGCGTGGCTTCTTGAACGACTTGTTCGTTCCGAGCTGCTCCAAATGCTTGTCGACCGTGAGGCCGCAATTGTCGCAGGAGATGCGCGGGGTGATGTTGACGTCAGCCATAGATCTGATCTCCATCGGTGATGCCCATCTGCTCACGGGCATAGGCGGCGTAGCGCGATGCCCAGTGCTGGTGGCCGGCGATGCGATCCTTGATGGCGAGGACGATCGCGTGAGGGACGCTCAGTCCGTAGCGAACGCAACCAGCCTCTTCGGCGGCGCTGAGTTGGTGGAGAGCGGCGAGACGTTCAGCCTTGTTACGCATAGAGCTGATCCTCATCGCGGATGTTCATGATCTCGCGAGCGTAGCGGTAGCGCTCCGAACGAGCCGCCGTCGCACCACGCAGCCAGGACGGGCCGCGCCACATGTTGCTGTCGATGAAAGGGGCAGCGAGGCGGGCGTGAGACTGAGCCTCGATTGCCATGTAGGCGTCGCAGTCGGCGACGGTGCGGGCTGCATTCCAGCGAGCGTCGCGCTTGCTCTGGTCCGTCTCGATGTTGCGAATGTGCTGCATATCCATCCTCGTCGCCGTGGCGTTTCGTTGATGAATGCACTATGCGATAATCGCACAAATGATGCAAGAGAAAATAGTGCTATAATCGCACAAATATTTTTGGCGGCATAGATCCAGAATCGATTCGACTCTTAATGCACGTTCTGCTTTCATAGAACGAAAGGAGAACAAAATGGGCTATGCGGTATTGAAATCACCCACGCCGTTCACGCTCCATATCCGGTGCGAGAACTGCATGAGAGACAGCGAAAAGGTGGTGCAGATGCCGCTCGGCGATGACGTGCCGCGAGACGCGGAAGAGCTGATCGAAAGCGTTTATTTGGAGAGCATCCCATACCGATGCCAGCCCTGCGGAAGCGTAATCGGCCGGCTAGTCGGGATTACAGGAGGTAATGCGTATGGCTACTGAGAGAGAAGTTCTGGAATTCATCATCGTGCCACCATTCGAGCAGCGGGCGGCGGTCGCGACGGCCAAGGAGCGCTTCGAAAACTACCTCGGCAATCGGTTTCCAGGGTACCGGTTCAAGGTCGGGCCATTCGCTCCAGTCGGTGACGACGAGGAGTTTTCTGTCCTGCCGATCATGAATTTTCCGGGTGATGATGGAAGGAGCTACATGTGCACGCCGCCCAAGCGGTGGTTCCTGCAGGAGATCGCCGACGCCTGCCGGCAATTCGACTTAAACGGCAAACGCAGTTTTGCCGCCTAAACTGTTAGGTGTGTATAAATGATCAGCAGCTATCTTCGTCTCATGAGAGAGAGCCCTGTTCACCTGACCTATACACTTGAGACGAAGGAGCCAGTGGAACTTGGCGACTTCGTTGCTCAGTTCGTTGCCATTGGAAACGAGTTTGAGCGTTTCGTGAAAGAGCAGCACAAAGACCTTGCCGCTGATGCAACTTTCTTTGTGAAAGAAGTGAGAAAAGGGTCGACGATCGTTGAGATGTTCCCGGCCATGGCTATCGCCGCCCCATTCATTGCCAGCGCTGACCAGGTACTGATTGTTGAGGATTTTGTAAGGCGCTGGGGGAGCAGGCTTGCCGCGCTGCTGCAAGACAAAAGGGAAGCGGCGCCGGCGACGAAGCAGGAGCTGAAGGATTTCACGCGGGCCGTTGTGGCCGTGGCGCGTGATCCAGACGCCAGCTCAAAACTTGAGGCCGCTACGTTTGAAGACGGCCAAAGGAATGTCAGAGCGAGCTTCGTCTTCAACACCCAGCAAGCGCGTGCTATCGAAAAGGTCATCGAGCATCGCCAGAACGAGCTTGATAAGCAATCCCAGGACCCGCGCCCCCGTGTGCTGATGGTTTTCACAAGAAGTGATGTCCACGCCGCGGCGGTCGGAAAACCTTCCGGCGAAAAGGTGCTCATCGAAGAGATCTCTGACAAGCCGCTTAGCCTCACGTATGGCTCGGATTTAGCTGAGCAGAGACTGAAACACGAAATCCGAGAGGCCGACGACAACGTCTACAAGAAGGGATTCATCGTCGACGTCCAGACGAAGATCAGCCGAGGCAAGGCCGTTGCGTATGCAGTCACTCACGTTCATGACGTCATCGACATTGAGGCTGATGGCTAAAACCCTGGCATCTCGTTCATCACACGCCGTACCAGTGCAATGACCTGCACGCTCACGCCGTCATCTGCCTCGTGGTCGCGTTGAATGACAATCGGCTTGTGCTTCGGATTCGTCGACCGAGGATGGAACTCAGCCCGGTCGCCGAACAGCTCGAGTTGCTTCACCGACCATTCGCGGAAGTGCCCGCCGTCCCGCGTCCGCTCCACGACAACGACCATCCCAGATCGCAGCTCGACCAGGTGCTGCACATCCTCGTAGGAGATGCAGACCAGCCGGTCGCCGGGGAATATCGGGCGAGGACGCAGATCGTTCATGCTGTCGCCGCTGCAGTCGAACAATAGCTGTCTGGCGTTCGGGAACTTCTCATCTCGCGGAAGCATCACCTCGATCGGCTCCGACTGGTCGAACTCGTCGACCTCGCGGAAGGTGCCGGCCTCGACGACGCCGGCGACGCGCGCCGCGACCAGGCCAGTTGTGACCGGCACAAGCTCGGTCTGAGGCGCGTCCTCTCCGAAATATACAGCGGCGCCCGCGACCTCATGCGATTTGAGTTGCCGCTTCCCGCTGACGACCTTGTTTATCGCCGACGGGTGCAGTCCGAGGGCTTTCGCGAGCCCGGTCTGGGACATTCCGGGTTTGTCGAGATTTTCGATAACCCACTTTTTATAAGGATCTTCAAGCATATGGCATTTTCGCACAACGAAAATGCACGGTCTCGTGCGATTGCAGCACAAAGGCCTTGACGATTGCTGTGCGATTATCGCATAGTACTGCCATGGAAACGAACGCACCAGAGAAGCTTGAGCCGGCCGCATCGATCATTGATCGCTTTGGCGGACCCGAAGCCGTCCAGGAGATAACCGGCGCCGACAGGACGCGGGTATACCGATGGACCCAGCCCAAAGAAAAGGGCGGGACCGACGGGATTATCCCGCTCAAGCCCGCGCAGAAGCTCTGGGCGCACGCAAAGGCCACTGGCCTTGAGATTCCTGGCGATCTCTTCCTTTCCCCTGAACCTGCGAAAGCCCGTGGCGAGGTGGCAGCATGACCAACGCACACGGCGTAGTCCGCGACCAACTCCGCGCTTTCATTGAGCGCATCGAACGCCTCGAAGAAGAGAAGAAGACCATCGCCGACGACATCAAGGATGTCTATGCCGAAGCAAAAGGCATGGGCTTCATCCCGGCCATGATGAAGAAGGTGATTGCTCTCCGGAAAAAGGACGAGCAGGAGCGCATGGAAGAGGAAGCCATCCTCGACACCTATCTGCTCGCGCTCGGCATGATCGCTCAGCCTGATCTCTTCGAAGAGCCTCATCACCCGGAAACGGGCGAAATCATTGATCCCAAGCTCGCCCAGACCATCGTTACCGGCATGCAGACCGAGATCGGTCGCAAGGCGCTGATCGCTGCTGTCGACATCATGATCGCCAGCGAAGAAGCGGAAGAACAGAATGCACCAGAGAGGCCCTCGCATAACGATGAGCCATCCCCAGGTCCGCAAGCCGAAGCCTCTCCTGCCGGGACCGGAGCCGGGATGCTTGCGGATCGTGAGGGCCGCCACGACGGGGAGGCGGCTCCGGTCGACCTCCCCACCAGATCGGACGACGACGCAATCGCTGCAGTGAAGAGCAAGGCTCGACTGGCGAACGTCGTTGACGTTGAACCGTCGTCGTCCGCCCCCATCGATCCGACTGAGGATCGCGAAGGAGACCAGAGCCTCGGCGGCGTAAATCCGGACGGTGAGACGCGTAGCCCCGACGCCAACGCAGGAGGCGGTCATGTAGACGTCAGTAAATCTGCCGCACAACAGCAGGCCGTGGCTATCGTTCAAGCTGCCACGGCCACCAAACCTCTCCGGCCTCATTGCCGAACCCCGGGCGAGCACTGCGGTGGATATGGCAGCAATCATTGTCACTCCTGCCTTCGTGCGTCGAAGGAAGCTGAGGTGGCAGCATGATCACAGCTCCGCACATCAAATCCCGATCCGAACTGACGTCGATGATCATCGACTTCACGGCAAAAGGCGGCGAGGTCCGCACCTTCAAGCGCGGCCACACAAGCGACTGGACCTATCTGCGGGATATGTTCGCGGGCTTTGGCTACGAGCTGAAGATAGACCGATCCTTCTACATCGTCAGGAAGATCGGCGAAAAGGGCAGGCCGAAGCGCCTCACCCGAGTGCAGGCGATACGCGAAATCGACAAGGTCCTCGTCGCCCACGCCCATCAGCCTTTCATGATCACCAAACACGAATTTTTGGAGCCACGTCCATGACAGTCGCCATCGATGCCGCACGCCGCGTTCAGAAGCAGGCCGTTCGCTTTGCGACGTTTCACTGCTGCCCGGCATGCTCTCAGGTCCTCTCAATCGTCGAAATCATTGAGCGCCATTGCGAGCGCTGCGATGCCGCGATCACACCCAAGGAAATCAGGGAGAGGGCAGCATGAGCATGTTTCTCGGTCATCTCGGACTGGCGCTGATCGTCGGCGCCTTCTTCCTCTGCCTCGCGGCGGCTGTCCTTGCCGCGCTCAACTCCGGCGACATCAGCCGAGAAGAAGAAGCTGAACGCTACAGGGTCCGGCATCCCGCCAACTCGAATTGATGAGCTCACCCCCTCGGCTCGTCACAGCTGGTCCCGGTCATCCTCCCGAGCGCCGGGACCAGCGACCCTTATGCGGATCCGCTTATTCGCCAGTCGCATGACGACGGCTTGAGTGGCGGAACCGAGGCTTTCGAAATTAGCAGGTGGCGACGGCGGATCGCCACCTGCAGCAGACCCGACTAACGCGGCGGAAGTGTCGGCTCTGCGAAATGGAATGACGGCATGCCCAGGCGGCGGGCCGGCGACAAAGGGCGAAGGCCCGGCAAGGCTTTCTCCTTTGTCGTTTTCAGTATCCGTCCTGCGCATCTGTAGCTCCTCTGAACAAGGGCGAAAGTAACGCAGGAGAAACAGATGGAATTGGGAAATCTCCCCGAAGATTCGGGGAAGCTAATACAGGGCGCGAGTAAGCAGATGGACGACGTTTCAACAGCAAACTTCTTGATCGAGGAGATCGGGGCGAGGCGCCATATCGGCGACATGTTCCGCACCGCCTGCCGGGAATTGCGGGCTCGTTTCCCTCATCGCGAAGATCCTGAGAACCAATGGACAGAACGCCGCCTGCGGGGGTGGTGGAACAACGAGAGCAAGATCGTGAAGCACTTCCAGATGGTTGAGCTCTACGAGACGGCGGAAGCACTACGACAAGCGAGGGACAGCCATGCCGAATACAAAGCCAAAACCGAGCGTCTTCGTCAGATGGCTAAGCTTCGATCGGCGGCACGCCCTGGCGATGTGGCTCCGCGATAAGGCTGCCGGCCTTGCAGAGTGGGTTTGCCCCGAACTGACGGACGAAAATTGATGCAGCGCTCGCTTCCTCTAATATTGCCAAGAACCAGCGCCACCAGATCGCTTCGCGTTTTGGTTGGCTGCGAGTTCACCGGCACGGTCCGCAACGCCTTCCTTGATCGCGGACATGACGCATGGTCCTGTGACCTATTGCCGGCAGAGAATGGCAGCAACCGACATATCCGAGGTGACGTCCGCGACTTCCTCGCCGACGGCTGGGATCTCCTGATCGTAGCTCACCCGCCATGCACGCGGCTTTGCCGTTCCGGTCGCCGCTGGCTGTCCGGTCCCGGGAACATGACGCCCCCGAAGAAGCTGCCGAACGGTCGCACTTGGGAAAGCATGAAGGCCGAGTTCGAAGACGGCGTTGACCTCTTCGTCTCGTGCTGGCGGGCGCCGATCGATCGCGTTGCCATCGAGAACCCCGAAATGCACGATCTCGCCAAAGCCCGGATGCCGAAGGATCTTCCGCGTCCGCAGATCGTCCAGCCATTCTGGTTCGGCCACCCGGAATACAAGGGGACCGGCTGGTATCTCAAAAATCTTCCATCGCTTCAGGAAACCGATCGCCTCCGCGAGCCCGAGAAAGATAGCGACGACTGGAAGACTTGGAACCGGGTTTGGCGCATGTCGCCCAGTGCCGATCGAGGCAAGGAGCGCAGCAGGTTCTTTGCCGGCATGGCGTCGGCTATGGCCGATCAGTGGGGCGGGTATGCCTTCGAGCAGTTCCAGTTGGAGGCCGCATGACCGACCCTTCCGAAATGATTGCCTGGCTCGACCGCCGCATCGCCTCCGCCATGACATGGCTAGATGACCACGGCAAAGGCTCCAAGCGTCCCCGTCCTCAGCACGAGATCGAAACCAAGGAATACGACATTGCCCGCTTTGAGGAGATCAAGGCAGCGTATCTCAAGGCGATGGCGAAGATGGAGCGGTCGGCATGACCTGCCTCGACAAATCAGAGGCTAAAAGCCAACTCCAGTTCTCGTTCCAATTCGGCGAGATCGTCATCTGCGTCTATGGCGGCAGATGCCAGATGAACATGTGCGAGGAGCCTGAATACCTTTCGAATACCTACGAGCTCGTACTGTATTTCGATTGGTATTTCATGCCAGGTTTCGATTTCTTTCCTGGCTACGAAATAGCCAGCCACGCTGATCTTAAGGAGAGGAGGCTCTTGGTCTCTTCTTACCCACCCCTCAATCATCAGTCCAGGGTCGAATCTTTTGGTGCTGCCTTTAGAAAAGGTCCAGTCTTGCTTGGGGATTGGGTAGAGTTCTACCTTCTTCTCTCTGTCGAAACTGATGTGCAAGGTAGATATTTTCTTGCTTGTGACGAGCCTTATACGTCGCACGATCATCGATCGACGATTCCAGTTCCGGATTCGAAGAGCAACGCGCGTTTTGCGCTCTGTGTGTTGGACAGCATCGAGCGTGGGCTCAGCGTTCCCGAGTTGAAAATCGGTCTGTGCTTGAGCGGCTTTTGCCTGCTGAAAAAGGCTTCGAACAGTTATTGCTGCGGCGAAAGCCGCGGCCCATCCACTCAATGCGCTGACCCACGTGGCGACGCAATTCCCTGTGCCGTCGCACAGAGCTGCATGAGTTATGGGGTTTCCGAAGATCACTATCGCGCCAATGACAGCCACTATCGCGGGTCCAAGCCAGCGCATGATGTAATTCGGAATCATCTCGGCCCCCGCCATTTCAGCTGGCAAATAATCACGTGCAGAGATGAAGAGCAATGGAGGATGGCAGCATGACCTTCCTCGAAGCCTACGCCATCCACGGTCCCGACGTCGAGCGCATAGCGCAAGCCCTCGGCATCACGCCGCCAGAGGCCGATCGCCTCATCAACGAAGCGATGGAGCGACGGCACCAGCAGCGCGTCCAGCGAAGCCGGAGGCGCGCATGACAGAGCGTATGAGCGCCAAACAATACCGCGAGCAGTTCGTTGAGCCGAAAGCCGTCTCGTCAGCTCGGATTGTCATCACCAACATGCCGCCGTCAGCGAACGGGCTTCGAAAGAGCTTCATCAAGGAAGGCAAGGTCATCAGCGTCAAGAGCGATGGCTATGCCGACTGGCGGAAGGCGGCTGTCTCGGAGATCACGTCTCAGGCCGTCGGCAAAGTCGAAGGCCCATATCGCCTGTCGATCGTTGCCCAGCGCCATTGGCGCTCGAAGCGCGCCAGAGACATCGACAACATCATCAAGCCGATCTCCGACGCGCTGGTGAAGGCAGGAATCGTCGAGGACGACTGCCTGGCGGAATGTGTCACCGCTCGGTGGGTTGATGACTTGCAAGGTCATGCCGCCGTCATCGATGTGGAGGTCTGCGATGGCTGACCTCCCATGCATGCCCTTCTGGACGGACGCCTATCTCGCGGACACTCAGCACCTGACGACTGAGGAGCACGGCGCATATCTGCTGCTGCTGTTCCAAGCATGGCGCTCTCATGACTGCTCACTCGCCGACGATGACGACATGCTGTCCCGTCAGGCCGGCGTTTCACTTTCCAAATGGAAGGTCATGAAGCCGATCATCATGGCATTCTGGAAGCTCGACAAGCGCCGGAAAAGATGGGTGCAGAAGCGTCTCCAAATTGAGCGCGAAAAAGCGACTGTCAAAAAGGCCAAAGCACGCGATAGCGCCGCAAGCCGTTGGAATAACAAGGAAAAGGGTGATGCGAACGCAATGCGAACGCAATGCTACCCTGAACCTAATCCTGAACCTATCGAAAGATCAGAAGATCTTTCTCAGCGCTCACGCGCAAAAAAATCCCCCCGTCAGAAAATTATGGAGGTTTTTCACGATGCATGACCTCGTTCCGAAAGATCAGTTCGACCGCCTTCCAGAGCGGTATCGCCAGCGGGCGAGGGACATCGCCTTCCGCGTCGCCGAGATCGATCGGCTGACAGCTCGTTGCAAGCCAGCGGCGATCCGAGACGCCGCAATCCGCCTTTGCGGCCAGCTTCGCCCGCAGCCCGGTATCGAGATCACCGATTTCGCCGAGGAGTTCCGGCAGGCCTGCGCCGACTTGCCGGAGTGGGCCATTTCGGAAGCCACGAACGACTATCTCGGCGGCAAGGTCGAAAACCATACCGGCCAGTACATGCCGACGTGCGCGGAGTTCGCGAGACATGCTCGCTCGATCGTTGCGCCGTTCCATGGCGAGCGAGCCGGACTGCGCCGGGAAGCGGAGAAGCTTTTCGAGCGTGCTGAGGACGAGCGCCGCCGCGCTGAGATCGCCGTCGAGCGTGCAAGACCAGGGCATCGCGAGTGGGTTCGGAACCTCGCCCGGTCGGTCACCGCCGGCGCGCCGCAGATCGGCAGCAAACCACATCATGCTGCAGATCCGGAAATGCAGGCGCGCATCGACGCACTCAAGGTAAAGCGGGATGAACCGGCCTCGAAGCTCGACCAAACCAGTATCGTGAGAGGAGCAAGACGATGACGAGCTTTTTCTGGACAGACGACAATATCGCCCGGGCGGAGAAGCTTTGGGCCGACGGGATATCGGCGCGCGAAATCGCGGAACGGCTCGGCTCGACGAAAAACACGGTGATCAACATGGCCGGCCGGCATCGTGACAGGTTCCCCGCGAGGCAGTCGGCCAGGATATCGCTCCCGGAAGATGCGACGGAGGCTCAGCGAAGCCATCACGCCGACCGCGTGATCCGCGTCACTTTCACCGGCGCCGAAGTCACGCTTCCCCGCGTCGCCTTCATCGATGGAGCAGCGATCTGATGACCCGTCTAGCGAGGATTGATTTCGACGCCGTCGCTCCGCTTTATCCGAGCGACAAGGTCGCCGGCCGGGTGGCGGGCAGGGGAGAGCATTTCGAATGGACGCCAAACCAGGACACCAAGATCCACTCCGCTGATCCGCTCGCCGTCCGACGTCCGACCGAAAACGAACTTTCGAGGCCTGATTATGTCGATCTGACGGGATCGAGGCTCGGCCGGCTGATGGTGATGGGTGTCGCCGCTGAGATCACCGGCAATGGCCAGAAGTGGGTCGTCCGCTGCGTCTGCGGTTCATACGAGACCCGCAAGGCCAGGTACATCAAGGCCTGTGTCGCCGGCAACAATCCGGGAAGCAGCGAGCCGATGTGTGACGCCTGCGGCTACACCCGCAAGCTCCAGCTTGGGTACCACAACGCGAAGAAGGCAGCTGCGGCAGCGCAGGCGATCATGGAGGCGGCGCGATGAGCAAAGTCGAGGATGTCGCCGCGGCGATCGGTTTCGTCTTGGACAACAGGTCGTGGGAAGACTGCGGGGAGGGCTTCAAGGAAGCATGTCGCGAATGCGCGGCAGCCGCGGTTGCGGCGATGGGCATACCCACCGGCCATTATGACGTGCAACGCCTTCAACTCGGTTCTCGTGTCCGCAAAGTGCGAGGTTACGGCTTCCCGGGAGAGATCGTATCGGTCTTCGCCACAAAGGCTGGAAACATCCGCTTTGTCGTCGAGGCCACAGGCGAAGACTATGGCGGAATGCTGCACATCTTCAACGGAGAGCAGTTGGCGGCAGCCGACGAACATTGAGATTCGATAACCGAGCGGCGGCTCGAAACCGAGGAAATGAAAATGGCGGTGAACGAACAGTGGTATGTGATCCGGTGCGCTCCAGGGTCTCAGCGGAGCGCCAGCGGCCAAACAGGCAAGATGGGCGAGCCGGAAAGCATGATTGAGCGAACGTTGAGGAATGAAGGTTTCAGCGTCTTCATGCCGACGGTTCACTACGAGGTGCGGCACAATCGCACGAAAAAGTGGATCGAGCGCCGATACCCGCTGCTGACAGGCTATGCGTTCGTCGACATGGCGGGTCGGAATTTCGAGGATGCTCGGCAGGTGGAAGGCGTCATGTGCTTTCTGCGCCGATCGCGGACCTCCGGGCCATACCGGATGCCGTCCCACGATATCGCAGTCATGCGCGCGGTCGAGGAAGAAAACCGGAATCTGATCTACACGCAGCGCGCCGAGCGTGAGGCAAGGGAGCGCAAGGCGCTTCACCTGACCACGCGCAAGGATCGGGAGAAGATCATGCCCAAGGACACGATAGCGATGATTTGCGGGCGCAATCCTTTCGCCGGGCTGATCGCGCGAGTTCTCGGACCGTCATCGCGCGGCAAGGTCAAGGCTGTGATCGAAACGCTGGACAGCCTGGTGGAAATCGACATCCCGCTTGAAAATCTGGAGGCGGTAGCCTAGTGTTATCGCAACTGATTTGCCGCCTGATCCATCGGGGCTCTCAATGCCGACCGAGGGGCGCGCCCTTAAGCCGCTTGACGCGGTGTCTGGCGCGTGCGGTTTTCTCCCAAAATCCATGTCGGAGTAGAGCAGCCCGGTAGCTCGCCAGCCTCATAAGCTGGAGGCCGGAGGTTCGAATCCTCCCTCCGCAACCAATCGCAGCCCGTCACCGGATCAACCCGGATGGCGGGCTTTCTGCATCCAGGAGACTGACATGGCTTGGTTTGTACAAGCGCTTCAGAAGAAGAACGCCGACGGCACTCCGGCCGGTATCTGGCATCTCTGCGCGAGCAGCGACGAGGGCGGCGGGTTCTATCCTGGCTGCGACCACGATCATCACTCTCCGGAAGAGGCCGAGGCTTGCAGGGACGCAAAGGTTGCCGTCGGTGCGGTCACCGGCTTTCCCTACGAGCCGAAGACAATCACCGTCAATGGCGAGCAACATGAAGTCGATGGCGACACCATCAGCCACGAAGAGATCTGCGCCCTCGCCAAGCAGCCGATGCATGCCAGCGCGACCTATGAAGGCCAGCGCAATGGCGACAGCCAGCGATCGGGCATCACCCACGCCGGCAAGGTGATAAAACTCGAAGACGGCATGATCTTCGATTGCGTCGTCACGGGCAACGCATGACCGCCCAGCGCGTCATCATTGCCGCGCTCTTCGCGGTGGCAATCGCCTGTATGGTTGGCGCCCTCGTCGGCTGCGTCAGCTACCAGCCGCCCGGGCAGGATTTGTGGCGGGCGCTGTAGATCAAAGGCCGGTCGTGATCGTGGTCATTCCGCCTTTCGTCGCTGCAATACCTTTCGCTCGCTCAAGGATAGCGTGCCGCTCATCCTGTTCCTTGTGTCGGAACTCTTCTTTTGCGGAGTCTGTGATCCTGTAACGGCCACAGGTATCGCAGATCACCTCGGTAGTATCGCCCAGTTTGGGCAAAGCTTCCTTGGTAGATTCGTCGCAAACGGGGCATTTGTTGTTGAGGGTCCAGTTCATGTCCATCCTCCCAAGGCTCTCGTGATGATCAACGCACGGCATAAGGCGAATGACAAGAGCAGACCGCTCCCGCCAGAGGATATGCTGGAAGACACCGGCATCCGATTCGAGCCGGCGCCCGATCTTCTCGAATGGGCAAGATCTTCATTCATCGATGAGACGGCCGACCTCCTAAACGAGGATCACGCTCATCTCCGCTTCGCATCGATCGGCGCCCTCTGGACAAACGTCCCCAACGGTAGGGCAGGCCGCCGGATCATCGGTCAATGCGAGATGGGTTTACCGCCGGCCGGCAAGTGGTCGCGCGCTCGGATCGAATTGCAGCTGCAGCAGTGGTTCGGCACCGTGCCTGACTTCCTGCTGACCTTCGATGCCCATTATGCATCGGTATGCTCAGACGCTGAGTTCTGCGCCCTCGTCGAGCATGAGCTCTACCATGCCGGACAGGAGCGCGATCTATTCGGCGCTCCGAAGTTCCGCCGCGATGGCAGCCCGGCATTCGGCATGAGGGGACACGACGTCGAGGAGTTCGTCGGCGTGGTACGCCGCTATGGGGCAGATGCCGCCGGCGTCCGTGCTCTTGTCGATGCGGCAAACAAGCCGCCTGAAATATCCCGGGCCAGCATTGGCCATATATGTGGGACATGCCAGTTGCGTGTCGCTTAAATCTTTGGCGTCAGCCGCCTTGAAAGCGAAACGATAGTGTTCGATGCGCTCTGAAAACTATCAGGTCGAACGCGGTAGATCATCCCTGATTGGGATGAGGCCCTTTCGACTTGGCTTTCGCCAAGAGCTGTGGCCATGTTGAGAATAGCCTCTTCCAGCTTTTCGCGCTGGGACAAGTGCCGGTTTTCTCGGGTACCAGAGAAGACGCCAAAATCAGCCACGGCTTGAACGAATATTGCAGACAAAAGGCACCTCCTAACGTTTGACCGGAATTTGACGCACCAATGGCTAAAGCAAAGCTAACAGATGAGGTTAAAACCTACATCGTGCAGGCGCTGGCGTGTTTTGACAGCCCGTCGATAGTCGCCTCCGCAGTCAAGAAGGAGTTCGGCGTCGAGGTAAGCCGCCAATTGGTGGAGAGCCACGATCCAAACAAGAAGGCAGCTTCTGGCCTGGCTCCCAAATGGAGAGTGATCTTCGAGGAAACCCGCAAGACGTTCCTCGAAGACACGGCCACGATCGCCATCAGCCACCGGGCCGTTCGTCTCCGAGCTCTTCAGCGCATGGCCGACAAGGCGGAGACGCAGGGCAACATGGTGCTGGCATCCTCGTTGCTCAAGCAGGCGGCGGAAGAGGTCGGCGGCAGCTACACCAACCGGCGCGAGCTAACAGGTAAGGACGGAAAGGACTTGCCGGTGCCAGTCTCGCCGGTGACGATCTTCCAGTTGCCCGACAATGGCAGGAGTTGAGGCGGGCGCGGCAGCCCAGACAATCATCCGGCCGCAACCGGGGCCACAGA